GTAAGCCTTCTCAACGACACCACGACCCAACAGGCGGTTAGGTACTGTATCGTCTTGGTACGTCATGATAGGGCGATCCTTCATCATGTAAGGATTCTCCTCAGCTTTAAGGAGAAGATTACCGTTACCGATAACGATGATAGCCTCTACCAAGTCAGAGTAGTCATCAGCTGCTGAGTCTTCAGGGAAGAGATCTACAACTTCCTTACCGTTACCTTCGAGTTGCTCTAAGTACTCACGAGGCACTAAGCCGTAGTAGGTAAGCATCGTAGCTTTACCGTCTTGGTACTGACGAAGTTCCTGAGTAGCCTCTAGAGAGTCATCGTCCATGTAAGGGGAGATGTCTACCTTACGATAGATACCTGACTCCATGCCAGCTACGATCTTATGTAAGCTCACAGGCTTCTCAATAGCTACACCCATACAGTCATCCACCGATGTACCGTTAGGGTCAAACAAGAAGTTCTTAGGGTTGATAGGATTCAAGGAGACGGAGATACGATCCTTCTCAACGACTCCAATGGCTGCTTGACCCATCACACCGGGGATAGCCTGAGTAGTTGGGATGTACTCTTTGACAGTCTTCACGACCAACTCACCGATACCTGTACCGTAGATCTTAGCCATCAAGCCAATCTGGTCGATACTCTTACGGATCTTGTCCTTGTTGAAGTCTTCCATCATCATGGCTTTCAACATGGAGACATCAATAGGCTGACCATTGATGTCCTTAACGTCATCTTCAATGTCGAAGAACTCGCCTTGACCGAATACAGCTTCCATGATCTCAGCATGGGATGTCTCAACAGCTTGCTGAGTGGCAGGGGAGATGATACGTGAACGCTCTGACTCACGGGTGGAATCGGAAGCTTGCCATTGACCACGGAAGATACGCTCGTATTCTTCGTAAGCATCAATGTAGTTGGCATCGCGCCAATCACGCCATCTTTCGACATGATCCATAATCCACGAAACGAGTTCCTTATCGTTTTCGCTAGGCTCCTCGAATTGTACTTCTTTTTCGTTTTCCATCTCAGATGACATAAAGGTTATTCTTTCTTAAATTGTCAGTAGCGGGGATTACCCGTAAATTACTAGGGACATGCAATCCGCTCACTGTCTTACCTTGTAGTGGAATAATGTGGTCTACGTGCCACGCATAGCCGCTTTCTCGTGTACGCATAGCAGCTACTTGATATAGGCACTCAATCTTTAACTTGTCAAACTCAGTCAACCATGCAGGAGTACGGTTCAATTTAGAAGCTTGTCGCTTACGTTCTAAACTTGTTCTTTTTGCTTTGTTTCGTTTTGCGTAAGCCTTAGCGTACTCTTTGTTGTATTCTTTATTTTCTTCACGCCATTGCTGCGTAATCTTATTCTTCTTTTCAATACGCTCAGGACTTGCTTTCTTGTAGGAAACAGCACAAGTGTGAACTCTACAAGCCTTACACTGGTACTGGAATCCATCTTTATTTGACTTGTGTTTACCAAAATCAAACAAAGGCTTGGATGTCTTACATTTACTACAGGTTTTCATAAGTGAAAGAATGTACCACAAACGAATACTTTTGTCAACAATTATTTCACCATTTCACACGGTCGCTCCAAAAGGCCGCTGACATCTTACCTTTAGCGATGTTCTTAGCATGGCGATCTTTAAAAGCTTTATTACGGGCCGAGCCATCAGGACTTCCTTTAACACCTTGTTGACCAAAACGTATAAGCTTAATTTCATCACCTTCTTTGGCAACTACGACATGGCTCTTAGTTGGGTGATCAGGGGTGGCTTTAGGCTTGTTGTAACCGTCTACGCCAGCTCTCTCTAAACGAGCATCTTTTGGTTTCTTAGTAGCCATTCTTCTTAGCTTTCTTAGGTTTCTTAGCAGTCTTAGCTGATTCCTTGAAGTCCATCGCTGTAGGAGCGCCTTTGCTGCCTACCTTACGCATGGTCTCACCTGAGCCAGCTTTGATACGCTTACGTTTAGCGTTGATGTTTGCGTAGAGTCCGGGTTTGTTCATAGTTTAGTATCCTGAAATAACGTCTAAAACTTCGTGATCGTCTTCTTCGTAGTCTTGCTGGTAGTTAGTCATAGCCAGTTGATCAACGTAAGACAAGGAGTCAATCAAGTCATCGTGTACGCCTGTAGCGGGGAACATAATGAATTGATCCTCAAACTGCTTCCAATCCTCATCGACGTTCAAGGAGATACGTCCATGCTCGAAACGACCCTGTAAGGCCCATACGACCCTATCTGTCTTCTTCTTGTTACCGTGAGTAAGGTCATGGATGTGCGTATACACATTGTTCTTCCTCATCAAGTCCTGAAGGTAATGCATCACAGCATTCTTCAAGGCTCCTCTCTCGATACCCACAGCTACGGGCTGATACTCCTTAACGGCTAGGAGGATCTTAGAAGCAGTCTCCCTGATGTCCCAACGTCCGTGAATGATCTTCTTGACCCACCAATCACCGTTGTCTAGTATCTTGCAGACAGTGATCGCTGATTCATCCAAGCGTTTCTTAGAGGCTCCCGCGTTCTTAGCCACATCTTCAAAACCCGCCAAGTCAATCGCAATGACGTATTCACCATATTGAGGTTCATCTTTGTACTTTAACCATTCTTCTTTAAATAGATCACTACCAGCTGTATCGAAGGAAGACAAGTATTCTTGCTTGAAGGCGAAGGAGCTTAGAGTCCTCTCAGCAGCTTCAATCTCCTTAGGATCGATAGTCTCATTATCCTTGGTGGTGAAGTGCCACGACTGCCACTCCTCGTCCTTACCCTCTTGTCCTAGGTTGAAGACATCGTAGAACCAGTTACGACCACTAGGGGTACTAATGAACAAGGCTCTACCCTTCTTGTCAGACAGAGAAGCTCGAATGATCTTCTGCCATGTGTCTTCCTTAATAAAGGCACACTCGTCTAGTACTACGTAAGTAAGAGATACACCCCGTAGAGAATCAGGATTATCAGCACCACGTACGAGAATCTTTCTTCCGTTGACAAGGGTGATCTCCAAGTTGTTAACGTGAGATGACTTGATAACTGGTCTACCGAGGTCTAGCAACAAGTCCCACATAATCGTCCTAGCTTGTCCTAGGGTAGGAGCTATGTACATCACAGCTGACCCTTCAGGACAGTTTAGAGCCTCTATGAGCAGGGTCACAGCTGATAACCTACTCTTACCACATCGTCGTCCTGCTGCTACGACCTTGAAGCGATGGGAGTCCTTGAAGACCTCTTGTTGCCATTTAAGGAGTTCAAAGTTGAGACTAGTCATTCTTAGCCTCTACATCTGAGATGTCATAAACAACTTCCTCAGCTTCAACAGTAGGGGCAGTTAACCCTGTTATATTGATCGATATGGCCGGAGTACCGCCACCTTGTTTGACTTGTTCAAAAGACGATACAGGAACAATCCTATCGACAATAAGCTTCCATGCTGCACTCTGGGCCTTGTGTTCAGGATCTAAGGCGGCATCGAAGATAGCTTCTAGTACCCTAGCACTCTTAGGTGAGTTAAGCATCCTAGCTTTGTACTCATCCATGATAGCTTTGTCACCCGCTGGACGACCTCGTAACTCTCTGTTACCCTTCTTCTTGGCGACTATCTCACCTTTTTTGGGTCTTCCTGCCTTACGTTTAACTGGTGCTTCTGGTTGTTCAGTCATCTTTGTCCTTAGTGGAGATGTACTATAGGTAATAATAGGGGATACCCACTCCACAGTGAGTACTCTAGAGTAACTATCTAATTTAACTTTAAAGCAAGAATCTAAATGAAGTAGTATTTACTTTTATTACCCTTGTGTACACCTTAGGAAGATAGGACACATGAGTAACTCACTTAGAAACTTCCTGTATTAACTAAGTAGCCTGTCTACTTAGACTTCATTTGAGTTCTTGGAAGGATAACCTTCATAGAGAATTATATAGTACTTTTTAGGATTGTCAAGCTTTATTTACTATTTATTTACTTAGACATCCATATTAGAGTCAGCTCTCTAATTCCTTACATCATAGTCCTCTTGTGTCCACACTATAGTCCTCAAGAGGCCCTATGGCAGTCCTCCTGTGCACACTTTCTAGTCTACATTAGTGTTGTATTAACACAACAGATCTCTAGAGTCTCTATGTCCTTGATCTTTAATGTCTTTTTAGTTACTTTATTGTCTTTTCTTCCATGCTCTTTTTTGTGT